GCACGGGCGCGAGCTCGAGGAGCGCCACCGAGGTGGCGACGATGGCCGTGCGGACGGTGGCGAGCCCGGCCCGGAAGGTCGCGAACGAGGCGCCCGCGGCCGAGAGCGAGGTCTGCACCTGGTCGAACCGGGTCGGCAGCTCGCGGATCGCGACGCCCAGCGCCGTGATCTGGGCACTCGCCTGGCCGAAGGCGCTGCCGATGGCCATGAGCGCCTCGAGCACCTTGGTCGCGCCGATGCCGGTCGCGAGCGCGATGCCGACCTGGACGATCTCGGTGCGGAAGTAGGCGATGCGGCCGACCGCGGTGTCGACGTAGCGGATCAGCGTCGTGAGCGCCGAGCCGATCGAGTTCGCGAGGTCGACGGCGCCCCGGCTCTGGAGGATCTCGTTGAGCTGGGCGGCCTTGGCCTTCACCGTGTCGAAGAACGCGCCGCTCTCGCCCACCTTCACGGCGAGGTCCTGGAAGCTCGAGCGGAGCTTCGTGACCATGCCGTTGTAGGTGTCCATCTGCGCGGCCGCGGCGCCTCCGAAGGTGCGCTCGAACTCGCCCGACATCGCCTGGATGGCGTTCTTGGCCTCGACGGTGCCGGTGGCCAGGAGCTTCGTCAGCTCGGAGTAGGTGACGCCCATCGACCGGGCCATCAGCTCGGCCGCGCGCGGGACCGCCTCACCGAGCTGCTGGCGCAGCTCCTCCATCTGCACGACGCCCTTGCCGGCCATCTGCTGGATCGCGAGCGAGGCGCGCTTGAGCTGCTCCTCGGAGCCGCCGAACGACGCGACGGCGTCCACGAGGCCGGTCATCGAGCCCTTGGTCGGGTCGATGCCGGCGCTCTTGAGCTTGACGAACACGTCCGTCAGCCCGGCCATCGTGTAGGGGGTGTTCTGGACCTGGTTGCGCAGGTAGGCGAAGTTGTCGCCGACCTCCTTGACCTTGTCGGCCGAGGTGGCGAGGCCCTCGAGGGTCTTGCGGGTGGTCTCGAACCCGGCGTTGACCTGGATGATGGACTGCACCCAGTCGGTCGTGACCGACTGCAAGGTGCCGATCGCGCCCCGGACCTGGGAGAGGATGACCGTGACGTCGCGCAGCGAGCCGATCAGGCCCTGCGAGGCGCCCTGCATCGCGTTGACCTGGCGGATGCCCTGGCCGACGGAGGCGCGAAACTCGTCGACGGACTGGCCGGCGCGCAGCATCCGGGTCGTGAAGGAGCCGTCGTCCAGCTCAAGCTCTACCCGGATTGCAGTCATCGCCTCAGAAACCCCGTGCCATCGCTTTCAGGTCTGCGAGCCCCGCGCGGTCCAGCTCCTCCTGTGTGGCCTTGCCCTCGTCCTTGACCTTGATGACCACGCCCATCTGCTTGCGAAGGCGCTCCTGCATCTGGCCGTAGGCCTCCGAGGAGGTCGCGGACGCCACCAACTGCAACTGCCGGAGATCGACTTCCGAGAGGATGCGGTCGATGTTCTTGGAGTAGAGCCAGAACGTCTTGAGCGGCATGCGCATGACGTCCTGGAACTTCATCCCGTAGTGATACGAGACGCGGGAGACGAAGAAGCCGAAGTCGATCGCCTCTACGCCGCCGCCGCCGGGTTTCCCTCGGAGGCCTCACCCGACACCTTCTTGGTGCCGTCGTTCTCCTGGGCGATGCCCATGAGCTTGTTCAGGTTCACGAGCGGGAGCTTGCGCAGCATCTCGTCGGTCATCGACGGGAAGGCCCGCAGGATGATCTGGATCAGGCCCGAGACCTCGGCGTCGATGTCGCCGTCCTTGCCCAGGGTCTGGAGCAGCTTGGTGTTGGCGATGAAGTCCTCGACCGACACGGGCACCAGCTTGTGGCGCTTGCCGCCGAGCTTGGCGACGATGTCGGGGAACTGGTCCACCGCGTCGAGGTCGATGATCTTCGTGGACATGCTGCCCTTCTGCGCTCGTGAAAATGACTTGCCGAGCGGATGCACGGAAAGTCAGTGGTGACTTATCTTGCCCCGAAAGGCAAGGGCTTACGCGCCGGCGACGGCGTCGTCGCCCACGTAGAACAGCGTGCCGTCCTTCGGGTCCGGGTAGCCCTTGAACGTGCAGTTGTAGATCCGCTCGTTCTCCAGCTCGTAGGCGAACTGGAGGCCACCGGCGGTCGCCGCCAGCGGGATCACGAAGTCGTCCGAGTTGTCGGTGGCCGCGTTGGACTTCGGGTGGAACCGCAGCTCCTTGGCGATCTTCAGCAGCGAGGTGCCGACGCCGTTGGGGATCACGACCTTCTTCTTGGTCGGGTCGTCCTTGTCGGTCACGATGACCGCGCCGGGCATGATCTTGACCATGTTCTCGATGGTCGTCTCGGCCAGCGGGACCTTCGCGGTCACGGTCCGGCCCATGATGACCTCGTCGATCGGCGACTTGCCGAACTGGTCGATCTCGACCTCGTGGGTGTCGGTCGTCACCTCGACGGACACGCCGCCCTTGGTGTAGCCGAGGTCTTCCTCTCCGAAGAAGACGGCGCACACGCCCATCTTCACGTTCTTGGTATCGGACGCCATCTCAAATCTCCTTCGCCGAGCCGTCGTCTGCCTTCGCGGATCGTCTCTCGCGAAGATGAATCAGTGGTGACTTACATTCTATCGCAGCACGTAGCAGGCGTCCAGGTTGATGGACCACTCCTTCCCGTTTCCGTCGGAGCGGGGGTAGATGATCGGCAGCGTGCGCGGGCGCAGGTAGTTCACGAACATGACCTCGACGCCCTTGTCGTCGGTGAAGCTCCGGTCCGTGAAGGTGAGCGCCTCGGAGACCTTCCGGGCCAGCGCGTCGCCGGTGGCGACCTTCTGGGCGCGCACGATCGCCTGCACCTGGCCCTTCAGGTAGCCCGGGATCTCCCAGTCGATCGGCACGCCGAGGATCGGCAGCCTCAGCAGCACGCCGGCCCGGGCGTCGGCCGGCATCTCGTCCTCGAAGATGGACGTGCCGGGCGTGCCGATCTTGGCGGCCTCGAGCAGGTCGGCGAGCAGGTCGATGCGCATCAGAGGGACTTCCCGCGAATGGCCGCGAGGACGGCCTGGATGAGCGAGGGCTGGACCTTGGGCGCCTCGGCCTGGGCCGCGCGCTCGAGGAACTTGGAGCCGATGTGCCGACCGGGGTTGGCCTCCATCTTGGCGAGCGTGCCCGGGCCGGCGCGCTTGGCGTCGTAGTTCTCGTGGACCTCGACGGCGTAGAGGTCGACGTTCACGCCGTCGACGAAGCCGCCGACGTCGATGTCGATCTGAAGCCGGCCCCGGAAGGTCGAGTAGCTCTTGGTCTGCCGGATCGAGTCCTCCAGCGCGTGGGTGTCCACGGGCGCGTTGAGCTTGGCCTCCTTGGTGATCCGGTCGGCGGCCGCCTGCATCACCTTGCGGGCGTTGGCCGGCACCAGGAGCCCGGTCGAGCGGAGCTGCGCCTGGAGCTCGACGTCCCCGGTCATGCGCATGCCGACGTTCACGACACGATCTCCTCGCTGTCTTCGTCGTCGTCCCAGAGCACCAGGGTCGTGTCCCAGTGGTCGAGCTTGCCGAACACGTCGCGCCGGGGCTCGACGCCCTCGATGCGCAGGACCACGCCGTCGATCTTGAAGCGGTCGCCGCGCTGCGGGCGCGTCTCGACCCGGAACAGGATCCGCGCGTCGGCCACCTGCTCCTCGGCGTTGCCGTGGGTCGCCGACTGGTCGGTGCGCACGCTGGTCGGCGCCACCTGGGCGCGGAGCTGGATCAGGTCGCAGCGCACGATCTCGGAGGCGGCCGCGTAGAGAGGCTCGCCGCGGCGCGAGTTGCCGATCTTGCGGGTGAGCGTGCCCGTCGTGTTGCCGATCAGGTTCATCGCGTGCCTCGCAGCGCCGCCGGCACGCGCAGGCGCGCCTCCGCGTTCGGGTGGAAGATGTCGTTGCGGATCTCGCCGTAGGCCGGCAGCGCCGTGCTCGGGCCCAGGGCGACCTGCAGGCCGTGAACGCCGGCCTTGCCGTGGGTGTGCTCGACCTCGGCGACCGCGATGCCGGCCTCGGAGAGCACGGCGAGCACCACCTCGTTGTAGGCGGACAGCAGCGCCTGGCGCCACGTCGTGCGCACGAACAGCCGGGACGGCCACTTCGAGGAGCGCCGGTCCCGGAAGTAGAAGGCCGGCGCCTCGGCGGACGCGAACTGGTGCTCCATCAACGCGCGCCGGACCGTCGAGCCCTTGGCCCGGGCGGTGAGCTGCGCCTGGAGGAAGGCGTGCCGGATCGCCTGCTGAAGCTGCGCGACGTCGCGCTCGATCTGGATCGTGATCTCGCGCAGCAGATAGTGCTCGGTCGCGCTCAGCAGCTCGCTGGCAGCTTCCGTGAGCGCGCGCTCAGTCGTGCTGCCCAGATCGTCGGCCGCGTCTGAGAGCGCGTCTGCTGAGACCTGGCGGATCGCGCTCGTGATGTGACCCTCCTCGGCCGCGAGGTAGGTCCGGGCGAGCTCGTAGGCGCGGCTCCCCGCGCGCTCGACGGCCGGCACGTAGCCGGCGTCGCGCTGCCCCAGCGCCTCGGTGTAGAGGGCGCCCCAGGCGTCCACGAGCGCCTGGTAGCGGGCGCCCGCGGCGTCGGCCGCCTGGGTCATGAGGTTGAGCGTCATCACGCGCGGGCGAGCCTCGAGCGGATCTCGATGAAGCCGGTGAGGTGGGCGAGCGTCTCCTTCGAGATCCCGAGCTCCAGCGGCTTGCCCGAGCGGAACATCGCCGAGCTCTCGCCGGTGGTCTTCGACAGCAGGCCCTGCGAGCGCGCTTCGTCGGCCGTGCCCGAGGTCAGGATGGCGTTGGCCTCCTGGACCTGGGCGCGCAGCAGCGCGGAGCGGAAGTCGGGGTTCAGCGTCTCGAACCACTCCGGGGTCATCGCCTGCCACTCGCGCGGCACGATGCGGTCGATGACGCCGCCGATCGTGTTGAAGCTCCGATCGCAGCCGTCGTCGTAGCCCGGCGGCAGCACGCGGTAGCCGAAGCGGGTGAGACGCCGGAACGCCTCGATCAGCGCCGGCTCCTGGTCAGTCTGCTCGAGGGCGTTGAAGCTCTCGATCCGCGGCATGTCGGCCGCGGCCATGACCAGGCGCTCGTAGGTGCCGAACGAGTTCACGAGGTAGCGCAGGCGCAGGCCCGCGCGCAGGAGCACGCTCTCGCGCAGCTCGATCACGCCGTCGGCCGTGGTGAGCTCGACCTCGACGACGCGCACGGCCAGCGGCACGTCCACGGGGAGCGCGTTGACCGAGGCCGGGACCTTGTAGGTGATCGCGTCCTGCTCGAGCACGGACGCATCGGGGATTTCGGGCCCGTGCAGGACCCGGCCGTCCTCGTTGAGGACGGTGACGATGATCCCGGTCGGCTGGACCGCGACGCCCTGGGCGTTCTGGAACGGGACCGTGACGGAGAAGGCGCAGCCGGCCGGGAGGTTCTTCATCGGGATCAGGCCTGCTCGCTGCCGTCGGCGCCCGGGCCGGCGTCGGTGTTCTTGGCGCTGGGCGGGGTCGTGGCCTTCGGCTTGCCGTCCTCGTCGGTCTCGGCCTCCTCGGAGCTCTCACCGTCCTGCTGGCCGTCCTGCTGGCCGTTCTGCTCGCCGCCCTGCTCGCCGGCCTTATCGTCCTCGCCCTCGACGACCTCGTTCGGGGTCGAGGCGCCGGCGTTGGCCTGGTCCTCGCGCACCAGGTGCCCGGCGTGCTCCAGCTCGGCCTTGAGCCGCAGCTCGGCCTTCAGGATCACCTGGATCGCCTTGTTGATCGAGACCGCCTTGATGTTGAGCGGGTCCATGATCGCCCGGAGCCCGGCGAGGCCCTTGGTCTCGGCGAGCTTCTCCAGCTCGTCCTTGGTGTGGAAGGTGATCGTGGTCGGGTCGACGGCCTTGGCGGCGCGGGGCGCGGCCGGGACGCTCGGCTCGTCGCTGGCGCGCGCGAGCGGCGTCAGGACCTCGGCCGGGATCGACATCGAGCCGTCGGTGAGCATCCGGTGCTGGAGCGCGGGGTTCTCGCCCTCGTCCCCCTCGTCGTCCACCTCGATCAGGGAGAGCGACGCGCCGATCTTGACGATCTCGCGCCGGCCGACGTGGTCGACCGAGATGCCGTCCTTGAACAGCGTGATGCCGATCTCGCCGGTGAAGCCGGCCCAGCCGGGCTGGGTGATCTTGATGCGCGCCATCTCAGGCCCCCGCGATCATCTGCTGGAGCGAGCCGTCATTGTCGGCCAGCGCGAGCTGGGTGAAGCCGCCGATCAGCCGCTCGCCGACGAAGATCTGCGGGGCCGTGAAGGTCTCGGAGCCGACGCGGCCGGCGACGTAGGCGCGGGCGCCCGGGTCGGCCTTCATGTCGGCGTAGCTGTGGTCGTAGGCGCGGTTCTCGCAGAGCGCCTTGGCGCGGGCACACCAGATGCAGTCCGGCTGCCCGTAGATGCGGATCGCTGGCATCTGGGTCCTTGCAGGGTTCGAGACGACGAAAGGGCGGGGATCGCTCCCCGCCCTTTGATGGTAAGTCAGTGGTGACTTATTGTCGAGACCTTAGATGTTGGTCACGCCCTTGAGACGGGCCACCGAGGTCGTGCGCTTCAGGGCCGTGCCGCAATACCACTTGAGGCGCCAGCGCTGGGCGTCCTTGCCCTCGAGCTTGCCGATCTCCTCGACCCGCAGACCGGCGGTGGCGCCGCCGTAGAGGCCGTGGATGCCGTCGACCTCGTTGAGGCGCAGGGCGTAGATCGAGGTGGAGGCGGTCGACGCGCCCTGGACCTCGTCGGCGGTGATGTAGTCGTTGATGATGACCGGGGTTCCATCGAACGCCGGCAGCGCCTTGCCGAAGTCCTTGACGATGATCGTGCCGGCGTCGTTGCCGCCCATGGCGCGCAGGAGCGCCTTGATCGAGCGCCAGGTGCCCTTGCGCATCATGAGCACGTCGGCGCCGCCGATGACCGCGTCACGCAGCTCGTCGAGCATGGTGAAGGAGACGGCCGCGCCGTCGGCGCCGGCGATCAGGGTCTGCTTGGCCGGAACCAGCGCCTTGACGCCGTCGAACTCCTTGCGGTTCTTCGTGGTGTCGCCGTTCACCAGCGTCCGACGGAACTGCATGCCGAGGGCCTTCGCCTTGGCGGCGAGCTGCACGGCGAGCTGGTCCTGGGTGTCGGACTGGGTCTCGACCAGGAAGTTGTCCAGGTCGACGTGGCCAGCCAGGATGCGCAGCTTGGCCTGCACTTCCTCGAAGGTCGCGGCGCCCTCGGTGATGTCCTCGTAGGGGTCGAGGAACGCGCCCTCGGACAGCGTGGCCTCACGAATGTAGTCGTAGGCCTTGCCGTTGACGTGGACGAACGGGAACAGGGCGAACAGGTCGTCCTGGACGATGATCTCTTCGATGATGCCGCGCTCGAGCTGATCGACGCTCAGCTTCGCGGCCTCTTCCACAAGCAGGGGCATTCCCAATTCTCCTTGGCGACTGCCCGTGCCGGGCATAAGTCATCGGTGACTTACAATAGGATATCCGGCACGGGACTCGTCGCCAAGCAAAATCAGTCAGCACTGACTGATTTTTTGCACCACGCAAGGGGTTTCAGGCCCCGAGCGCGGCCTTCTTCGCTGCGAGAGCCGCGCGGATGCGGGCGGCGCCCGTCAGCTCGGTCGTCTCAGCTCCGGCCGTCTTCGCCTGCTTGGTGTTGTCCGTGGTCTTCGACCCGGCACCCGTCGGCATGGTGGAGCGCAGCATGTGGTCCTTGTCGGGATCCAGCTCGACCAGCTTGGCGATGGCCGCCTCGAAGCCGAGCTTGTTGCCCTGGGCGTCGACGAGGGGCGTGCGATCGGCGGCGCCGCGCGGCTTGTCGTAGGCCACGACCTTCGTGCCCTCGGTCTCGAAGTGCGAGCCGTAGACGGTCCGGGCCTTAGCCGGGGTCAGCACCAGCTTCTCGCGGATGAACGACGAGTTGCCGAAGGCCGAGCCGACGGTGAGCTCGGAGATCGTCGCCTGCGCGGCCGCGAGCTCGGTGTCCTTGGCGGCCACCTGGCTGCGGATCGCCTCGAGCGCCGTGTTGTGCTGCTCGGTCATCGACTGCTTCACGCGGTCGAACTCGCCCCGGGCCTCGGCCGCGGCCAGCTCGTCGGCCGCCTTCTTCTCGGCAGCAGTGCGCTTCTCGGCGAGCAGCGAGGCGACCTCCTCGGGCGTCACCTGCCCGAACGCGGCGAGCTTCTCCTGGGCGGTCTGGGCCGCCTTCTTGTGCTTCATCGTGTCCTTGAGGAGCTTGGCCACCTCGTCGGTGATCTGGTCGCCGGCCTTGGGCAGCGTCGGCTCGGTGCCGGGCTCCGGCGTCGCGGGCGGGGTCGCGGGCGGCGTGGCCGGGAG